ATCGAATGTCTAATGTAGAAATGTGTCCTTTATCCATCAACTCCTTAGTTCTGGTTACTTTGTATGATGGACCAAACACTCCCTCTAAGACCCACTTATGCGTCTGTGTGCCGTCTAAAGTACCTGTGAACCCAAATCTATACTTACATGAATGTAACTTAGTCATAATGTTAATAAGAGACTTACTCTTGAATAGATGTGCCTCATCACCAATCACTACTTCATAGTCATTGAAGAATTGTTTTTCTAACTTGTAAATAGATTGCCAGGTTGTTATAGTAACTTGATGCTCATTGGTCTTTTCCCTTCCACTATAAATCTTGTGACAGTATGACTCAGCGTCCCAACCATAATCCTCAAAGTCCTTGTACATCTGCTCTACAAGAGATGTCGTCGGAACAACTAGAAGAATTTTTTTACCTTTATCCACATAGTATCGTACAACAGAATAAATCATCAACGATTTGCCGCTTGCAGTGGGACTTATCAGCAATTTTCTGTTATACCTTAGAGCACCATATACTCCCTCAACTTGATAATCGCGGGGAGAAAAGGAACAAATAGAATGCATATAATCTTTCACACCTTCCATTGAGATTTCTTCATTCACCTCAAATGGAAGACCATAAAACTTATTCTCCACAAACTCATAAGTGTAATTGTGGATTTTTAATTTTGAAATAACCTTATCTAACAATCCAACATAAATTTCACCAGTATGAACTGAAAGAAGACGAATCATTCCGTCCCAATGCTTACTTCTCATTTGAGGCATGAACTTTGCCCCTGGAACTTCAAATGTAAAGTATTCCTGCAGTTCATACAAAATATGAGGTTCACATTCTAACTTGATGTAAACCTCATTCTTTTTATGTATTCTTACGTCACACATAACAAAATTACTCCCGTTACATGTATTTATTCCATACAATTAAACTTGTAATCTAGTATTGCCTTGTACAGTTCACTCTTTAAATGATTTAAGTGTTCTTGTTCGAAAGGATGTCTTGATGGAAATCCTTCCCAAGTTTCAATTCTTTTACAAACACAATGGTAAAGTAAATGAATGTCTTCTATGGAAAAGTCCATGTAAAATGGAACATTTTCATAGTTTTCTTCTTGCATTAACCTAGTCCCGATTGAAATCTCATAAACTCGATAGAGTTTTTAATTTGATAAGTTCTATTATGTATTTGTTTGAGAATGTCTTCAATGTATTTTAGCATTACATCGTAATACTCCACCTTCAAAGTTACTTTGGAAAGTTTATCATCAGCATTTAAATACCTTTCCATATCGTTTTTATCGCGGATTTTCTTTTGAAAAGGTTCGTCAATGTAAACATCAGGGTCTGCTTTTCCAGAATAAAACTGATGCCTTTCGTGTCTTATTTTTCTCTTCTGTTGCTCTGCGTTCTTTCTAAGAAGAACTATAGTATTATAAAGATCAAAGTATTTTGCATGTAGGGATGGAATGTTCAAAGATTCTGTATGTAGATTATCAATGTCAATCTTGGAATCTTTTTCCCACATGCTTTGTATCATTTCAAGATCAAGTGCCATAAATTAGTCGTATCTCTTAGGTAAATAATTTCCTTTTGCGTCAAGTATATTATACATCATATACTTAAAACTGACTTCTGCAGTAAAGTACTCTTCATCAGTATTTGTTGCATCAAAGTTGAGAGCAGATAAACGATAAGGAAACATCCTTCTAAATGAAATCTGATAGTTCATAACATCATTGCTTGTATTAATCAATAAAGTACCATCAGAATACAAGTTCATTTCAGTCTTATCTGGTTGAGTAAACTCTTCATTTGAACTTTGAAATTCATAAATTTGCTGAAGAGATTCTGGAAATCCCAATCCTCTCATCCAGTTTTGGATTTCCATGTAGTTTTTTAAATCCTCATCTACAAGAAATCTAATAGTAAAATCTTCAAATTCCATCATGTCACCAGGAACAGGAACGTTATTGGTATATGTTGGTTGAACGGCAACACCCAATTCTATTCCAGGAACATTCACGGAGTTTGTTAAAAATGCAACTTTTGGTGCTCTGTTTAGAGTAAATCTAAACTTGACAGTTGATAAGAAATTTCTATTTTCTATCTGCCTGCTAGTACCATAAGTACCGTAACTCTCTGTCATCTCTCTTTTCTAATTATTTAGACAAAAAAAGAGGGTTCCGAAGAACCCTCTGAAAGAAAAATATGTGTACCTAATGGATCACATGAGGTTCTTAACCTGGACTCTTCTGTAGTAACGGTTGGTGTTAGCAACAAGTTGTCCGAGTGCAGTAGCAGCACCTGAAGCGAGACCGCCTTCAGCGAATGGGTTTGCGACCATGCCGTAGCGGGTCTTAAAGCCAATCTTGGGCTGGAAGTTGTTCTCACCAACGGCACGAACCATTTGGAGAGGAACGTATGGGCAGTAGAACATACCAGCGTCATAAGGTGAAGTACCCTTATAACCAGCAACGTAGTACTGAGCTGCAGAACCATTTGCAGAATAAGGATCGATGTAGACGCGATACTTACCCATCAGAGTACCAGCAAAGGTGTTGCCGGTGTCATCAACGTTCAGGTTAGCGTTGAGTGCAGGGGTGTAATCAAGTACACCAGCCATGGTCAGTGCAGAAGCAACGTCTGCAGAACACAGGATGATGTTGCCCTTTCCTCTACGAGTTCTTTGTGCGATTGCGTTAGCATCACGCTCGATTTGGAACAGGAGACCCTTGAACTTCTCAACAGACCAACGACCATTGGAGTCAACGTCGAGGTCGAATACGCCCTGGCTAGCAACGTTAGTCGATGCGCCTTGCTCAGCAGTCTTGTAGATAGTTCTGATGACTTCGCGGTTGATTTCAGCAAGAATTTCGCTAGACAGAATGTTAGCGAGTTCTGCTTCTGCATTCAGACCGTGAATTGCCTTCAGGTCTTGTGCAAGCTCAAGGCTGTACTCTGCTTTCAGTGCTCTTGACTTAGCAGTTACAGTGACCTTCTCGATCGAGAATGCCATTTCAGCGAATGCTGAAGTAGTGTCATCTTCACCAAGAGTTTCAGCATCGCCGGTATTCATACCAGTACCGACGCTGTAGTCGTCACCAGTGTTCAGGAGACCAGGATTTTCGCCTACTTGGTCGGTGCTACCAATGCCAGCATTACCAGCATATGGATCGCCAACAACAAGGTCTCTCTGAGCATTCTGACCAGAGAATCCAGTATCTGCTTCGTCAAACAGTGCTTCAGCACCAGTTTGACTGGTGTAGCGTGAACGCATTGCGAAGATCAGTCCAGTAGGACCAGTCATTGGCTGAACGCCTGCGAGGTCATAAGCGACCAGGTTAGGCATAGAGCGTCTGATCAGGGAGATCAGAACGGGATCGAAACCAGCGACAGGACCACCTTCAGCAGATCCACCAGTGAAACCACCAGTGCCAGCAGCGTTAGTTGGTGCCTCAGTCAGGAATGAACCAGACTGTGAAAAAGCATTTTGCTCTTGTAAAAACTTTTCTTGGTTTTCCAGCAGTTGAGCGGTTACTGCCTTCTTGTGAGGGTCTGTGATTGAATCCAGACCTTCATGCTCCAGAAGGGGTGCCCACTTTTCCTGCAGATGTTCAGATTGAAACATTTGCGTTTACCTTTTTAGTGTGTTTGTTTTAATGTTAATTTCAGGACTTAGACATTCTGGTCAGCATCTGAGCGTATGTTGCAACTCTTGGATTAGAAATCTCTGGAGTAACATCAGCACCCTCGGTCAGCGTCTCAGTTTTTGTCTGAGGAGCAGCAGTATTTGAAGGGAAATAAGATTCCTTCAGTGCTACTAACTTTTCACGATATTCGTTTTCACTTCCAAACTCAACACTTTCGGCAAGTGAAGCGAGCTTCTCTTTCTGGCTCAGGGCAAGACCCTCAGCGATTTCGTCAAAAATTCCATCTGCAACCGACTCTGCGAGGCGCTTGTTAAGTGAAACGTTCTTCTCGATCTGCTCGTTGAGTTTTGATTCCATTTCATCAAGTTTTTCTACCATGCTATTGAGTACATCATATTTTTCTTCAGGGATTGATACATAATGTTCTTCAAAAAGATTCTTCAGACCTGACATGAAGGACTCAGAGAGTTCTTCCTTCAGACCTTGCTCAACTGAGAGTTGATTTTCAGAAATCCACTCATCAGCGACATACTCAAGATAAGAATCGACACGCTCAGTAAGTGCTGCTTTGATTTCAGCAACTTCCTCAGTGAGTCTTTCCTCATACTGAACTTCAAGTGCTTCCTTAATTTCGGAAACCTTGGTGTTCAGTGCTGCTTCGAATACGACCTTTGCTTTCTCTTTAAACTCTTCGGAGAGTTCTTCTTCTGTCTGAAGAATTGCATTTACGTCTTCTTCGACGCTATATGCTTCTTCTTCAACTACCTCTTCAGATTCTTCTACTTCTTCTTCAGAAACAACTTCAGTTGCTTCCTCTTCGGTTTCGACTTCCTCTTCTGCAACTACTTCACCTTCGACTTCTTCTTCTTCCTTAACGCCAGCAGGCATTGGATCTGCCTTACCAGCATTTTTGGTTACAACATCACTGACAGTCTTCAATGAAGGCTCTTTCAGTTTTGCTGAATCGTCGTCTGCTTTGTAATTTTCTGGGGTAGGTCCGCCAAGATCTTCATAAGATCCTGCGATAGAAGTATCCATTGAATCTCCTGCCTTTGCACCAGCATTGACAGCAGTTTTGGATTGCGCTGTGCCTACTTCCATTTCGTGTAAATTTTCTCCACTAGACATTTGAACTCTCCGATGTTACCGTTATTTAAAACTATATTTATTTATAATTTGCAAAGTTACACTATATGTGCTATAATGAATTCAAGAACTGGTCAAACAGTTCTATCTTGTGTTCTTCTAACTGTCTCTGTGCAGTTAATTGATTGATCTGTCTACGAGTGTTTTCTGCAAGTCTTTCACGCAGAACTCCACCGTCCCAAATCCACTCTTTGCCTTCCATAATTCCTTGGACAAAAGCATCGGGTGCAGAAGGATCAGCAACAATGTCTGCTGCTGTTGCAAGCATAAAGTCCTCACCGACTTGCTTGTATCCTTCTTTGGTTGCAGTTAGAGAACCAATACCACGAGAAGAAACGCCAAGGGTGACACCATCTTTGAGAAGAGATTCAGCAATCTTACCCATTGGTGTTGACAGAATCTGTGCCTTTCCTACAAAGTTGTTGCCTTCTCTCTGAAGATCAACAATCTTATGTGAAACTCTATCGAGGTTTACAGTAGGACCATCGGGATGTCCGAGTTCTCCAAGAGCACGTCCTTTCTGAACATACTGTTCGTTGTAACGCTTAACCTCACGCTCCATAATTGAGCCAGGATAAAGTCTACCGTTACGATTGACTTGCTCTGCTTGTAAGAAGATTCCTTTGATATAAAGATTCTTCTTACCATTAGATTCTTCTGTGAGAACCTCTACCTTTTCGATTTCTTCTCTAATTAGTTTCATTTTTTTATGCGGTAAATCCTACTTTTGCTGCTGTTACTAATGCAGAATCTGCCCAAACAACATAACTTGCAGTTTTCTCAAGGAATTCGACAGTATCTGCTGGCATACTAAAAGAAACAGTATCTGCAGCACCAACAGTGCTTGCCATACTTACAACCGCAGTTGTTCCTGCACCATTATGAAGTCTTACGCAAGTGGCACTAGAAATGCTAGTAGCAGTTCCAGCACTTGTCGCTAAAGCAACTTCACCTACAATTATTTTGGTCCTTTGCATTTCTATAATAAAATACTTTAATAGTTATTTATTATTCTTCAGTTTCTGCTTCTCCACCGTCAGAAAATACAGTATCAGATACTGAAGGTCTTAATCCATCCACTCTTTCCGATGCTTTTGCATAAAGAACATCTTTAATCTTGTCACTAATATTCGCTGGTGTTTCGTCACCAATAATCATATCCATTAAGTCATCCATAATTTTTGATGTAATTTTTTTTATTTATACTTAGATTTCTCCACCTTCTGGTGCAGCAACTGGTTTTTCGTCAATCTCTGGTTCCAAAGGAACTTGACCCATCTCTCCATTTGTAGTATCGGCAGGCATTCCAGTTTGAGGATCTACCATCATTGCAGGATCAGGAATTTTACCCTCTTCAATTTCCTTTTCAATAATCTTATCTTGTTCGATAATTTCTTGATCAGTTTGACGAAGAATATGTCTTCTTACATAATCTTGAGAATAATACTTCCCAACATAAGGTTCTGCTGTAGCAACAAGATTCAATCTCTCATTCAATAACTCAGATTCCTTAAGTTCTGAGAAGTGATTATCATAAAGGAAATTATACTGAATGTGCTCAGACATCTTATCCCAGTCTTCTGGAGTCACGATATTCTTCAGAATCAATTGAGTTTTAAGCATATCATTAAACATATTCGAGAATCTCTTTCTCAAACGACCGACAAACTTAGTAAACTTAAGTTCGTCTCTTAAGATTTCAGAAGATCTGCCCAAGTTAAACCCACCTTCTCCATCCATTCTTGAGGGTGGAACATTGAGTGCTCTGTATAATTTTTTCTTAAAGTATTCAATATCAGTGATTTCTCCAAGGTTTTGGCCGCCTGGCAGAGTTGAGATTTCTGTTCCCCTTCCGCCTTCTCTGCGAGGCAACCAAAAATCTTCAAGCATTGACATG